CACCGAAGAACTGCGCCCCGAACTTCTGCGCGGCGAGACCGACACCGATCACCTCGGCGTGATGGGCGATCGGGTTCATGCCCTCGGGTCGGCCCGGTCGCGTGTACAGACCGACGTGCCACAGCGGGCCACGAGGCCACAGCAGCACCTCCTGCCGATCGAGGTACACCTTCCATTCGCCCTGACCGCGCTCACGTTTCCACTCGACACGCTCATCAGCGACCGGTGTCATCGTCGTCGGATACCCCAGATTGTCCACGGTCGCGATGAACGCGTAGCACCGGCCGAGCTGCGCGAGCGACCACGACTGCTGCCAAATCCATGTCTCCCACGACATCCCCGGCGACGGTTCCCACATCCAATCGGGAGGGTCCCGACGCACCACGTCGTCGCCCATCCTGACGACCTCCTGCAACGGCAACGCCAGGTGCGCTTCCGAGATCGCAGCGAGCGACGACCACACAGCGCTATGTCGTTGCGCCCGGTCAGCGTCGACCGGCACACCCGACGACGTGCCGCTACCGCGACGGGTCATCTGATCGAGCGCCGACGTGGCGTTGCGCCGCTCACCGGGGAACCGGAACACGCTCATTGTGTCACCGGGCGCTTCGACCAGCCAGCCCAGAACAGGAACAACCCGACCGTCACCACCGCCGCGACCGTCGACGCCAGGGCGATGCCGGCCACCACGATCACCGCACCACCGACCTCGAGCAGGACCGACAGGATCCGGTTGCGGCGTGCGAGTCGTCGCAGCTCCCGGTTCGAGGCTTCGAGCTGGTTGGCGTCAGTAGACATAGAACTCCTCGTCCTCATCAACCGGTGGTGTGTACGACTCAATGGCCCGGTGCGCCGCCGTGGCAGCGCAGAGACCTGCGATGTCGGACGACGCCGTGAGCCTATCCCACACCCATGAGTCGCCCCGGTGCTTCTTGTCGGCACCCTCCACCGCTAGCGTCAGCCAGTCCTGATTGAGATGGCACATCGTGTTCTCCATGATTGCGGTCAGGTACGACTCGCAAGCGGCCGACCAATCCCTCCCGGAGAGCGGCATCAGGATCGCCTTGCGTTCGTCGCCGACTGCACGACGGATCATCGGTGCGAGCACTCTCGACGCACCATCATCCCACGCCACCTTGACCGGGTTGTAGCGCAACAACGCCTCTTCGATTCGGTCCTCCAACCCCATCACCGACGACTGTTGATGCACGACCTCGCTCAAGAATCGACCATCCTGGCAGCGACCTGAGACCGACAAGTAATGCGTCCGGAACTGCGGGGACTGATCGATCCCGAGCGCAAGATCACCAACGATGGACGCCTGCTCGAACACCCTGGCGCCCCACGTGCCCGAGTTGATCACACGCGGCCGGTCGTCATCACTCATGATCGGAGTCCTCACCCACTGGTTGCAGTTCGACCGGCGAAACAGATCTTCACCGTCCTCGTCGGTGCGTCGACGAGCCTTCGCTAGTTCCCGTTGCAGTGTGTCCAACTCGATCGTGCGACCGAGCGCAGGATGATGTTCCCACCACGCATCCTCGTCGTCGATGTCGGCTTCCGGTGGCAACGACCACTCGAAATACGCGACATTCGACGTCTCCCCAGCCTCGACTGACCGTCGACCGTCACGAATCTTCGGCCAGAAATAGAACGACTTGTCGTCGCCGGCAGCCGACACGACCCACAATTGTTTGTCCCTGCGGGTCAACATCGTCGGGTTCAACGCCTGCTCGATCTCGTCGTCACGATGAGCGAACGCCTCGTCGATCGTGGCGTCGTCGATCGTGTCGCCGTGGCCGGCCTCACGATTCGGTGTCTCGATCTGCAGGAACGACGACGGCCCGAACATGATCTGCTCCTGCCCGTTGTTCATCGACAGTTTCCAGTCGCTCGCCTCGGTCGGGATCGACCTGGTATCGCGCACCTCCCGAAAGTCGCCGTTCGCCGTCGCATGCCGCAGCTTCGGGACGAAGTCTCGTTGCAGTTTCTTCCTGGCGTCCTGACGCTTCTGCGCGAGGTACACAGAAACCTGATCGGCACCGAATTGGGCCTGCCCGGTGGTGCACCGCCAGATCGTTTTCGCCCTTACCAACGATGTCTTGCCCGACTGGCGCATGACGGTCAACACGATCTCGTCGTACTTCAGCCGGTCATCGCCGTTCAACTCATACGCCACGTCGACGATGTGCTGCTGATGGGGCATGAACGGCTCCCCGAGGCGCCGAGAGATCTCACCGATCTGCCCGCCGAGCGTCGGAGAGTCAGTGCGTGGAGTACCGAACCTCGGCGGGACGAAGTCCCTCGGCGACCTCCGAGACCGGCGAGAGGTCACCGACGTGCAGCCAGTTCCGTCACCCAACTCGCAGCGCGCACCGCCGACAGATTCGGCAGTACCGTCCGAAGACCAAGCCGCTCGAAGTCGTCACCGATCATCGCGTCGAGAGCGCGCAACGCAGCACGCTCGCCGGCCATGCTCGGCACCTCGTCACCCGGTTCGGTCTCAGTCGGTGGCGTCGCTAGACGGGTGCGCAGATCGTGGCGCTCATCGAACCGTTCGCACAACATCAACAACGGCTCAATGCAGCCGCGCACCTCGCCGAGATCGTGAACATCGTCCCACAACCTCAACCCAACCTCACCCAACTCCCGAGACGGCACCGGCCGCACCGGCAACGCCAACACCGGAGCCGCACGCTTCACTCGCGCCGGCTTCGCCACCGACTTCGCCACCGAACGTTTCGCTGCCATCCGCCGATCGTACATTCAGCCCGCCGAACGGCCACGCCACGCACCCTTTCCACGACGCCCGGAAACGATAGAGAGAGAGAAAAAGAAAGCGGGCAGAGATCTCCCGTGTGTCCGTTGATCTCTAAAACGCAATCGGTCAGCGTCGGACGAGCAGCCCGTTGGCGTAGCTGCGTGTCGGGTGTGCGTGTACGTATGCGTGGTGGTGCTCACACAGCGTGATCAGGTTCGTTTCGTCGTGGATGGCCGGGTCCCTGTCACCGCCCATCTGGCGTGGCTTGCGGTGATGTACGACGAGTCGGCCGGCGCAGTCGTCGGCCCGGTAGTCGGGGTCTCGGTCAGGTGCCTGGCAGCGCCAGTTGTCTCGGGTGAGGATCTGGTCGTGTCGTCCGTCTGGCATTCGATTGCGGGTCATCGGTGCTTCATGGTCGTTGGTGTGTGCCGAGCCGGTCAGCGTTGATCGTGAGGGTGCAGTCGTTGCAGCGTCGCCAGCGTTTCGGTCCGATGTGTGTGCTCCCGGTGTTCGGGCACCACTCGCAGCCCTGTGCGAGGTCGTGGTCGGCGTCGCTTGGCAGGGTCATCGGCTCAGCCGTTCGATGAGTTGCTCGAAGGCGTGGGTGGCTGCGGCGGGCACGAGTCCGTTCCCGCCGAGGTGGAGGGCGTCAGCCAGTCCCAAGGGACGCCCATCAGCGCTGCGACGAACCGAGGGTTCAGGTCCGCCTTGGGCGATCCATTTGGCCCATCCGTCGTGGTCGTCGGGGCGTGGCGGGAAGCCGCAGCAGGCAGCGTGTCCATCTGCGCTTGCGGGCCCGGTTCGCCCTTGCCGTCCCGTGCGCACGGTGTCGGCCACATCTTGACTTGCACCGTCAGTGACGTCGCCTCCGTCCGAGCTCCACTCGGCATCGCTGCTTTCATCGCCATGTGCGCGTCGGGTGACTTCTGGTCGTCGCGTGCCGTCGGCGTGCCCCACATGCGAACCGCTCGATCGGTCAGCGTCCCGCCCCAACCCGCCGCCAACGCCGCGTCCGAGTTGCCGTTCTGCTTTGAGTCGCCCGCTATCGGGCTCGGCCAAAGCGGCCACGAGCCAGAACCGTTGACGTCGATGAGGGGCACCAACGTCGGACGCGGAGAGCAGACCCCACTCCGCATCGAACCCGAGGTCGGCAAGGTCGGCAAGGACGTGAGGGAGCCCGGCCCGAACAAGTCCGGGGACGTTCTCCAAGAAGACGAACCTCGGTCCCACGTCACGAATGATCCGTCCAATGGCAGGCCAGAGCCACCGGTCATCGTCAGTTCCACGTCGTTGACCGGCAGCGGAGAACGGCTGACACGGGAATCCCGCAGTGATGATGTCCACTCGTCCACGCCACGCTCGGCCATCGAGGGTCGTGAGATCGTCCCAGATAGGCGACTGATCCAGGCGCGCCTCGCCCATCCGGTCCACGAGAACGGCCGCTGCGTAGCTGTCCCGCTCAACACGAGCCACGGTGCGTACGTGCTCGGCGAGACCGAGGGAGAACCCTCCGTATCCGTCGCACAGTCCGAGGTGTCGCAGTTTGGTACGTACAGCCATGTCATCGGCTCGTCGGCTTCTTGCACACGGCACGCCCACACGTCCCGGTCAGCAGCTTCCACACATCCTCGATCGGTACACAGACGATCTCTGTACGGCACCAGCATTCGACCTGCACGTCATCACCCGAGCGAGGGTGGCGAGTGTTGCGTCTGCGCGTCATCGGGTCACCAACGCGACGAACAACGCCAGGATGATCAGCCACGGCCCGAGCGTGATCGCGAGCAGCAGCAGGCAGCCGATCACGAAGCGTCGCCACTCGGCGCTGTCACCCATCCGAGCGAAGCCAGCCGATCGTGTTGGACCGGTGGTGTGCGCCGATCATTTCGAGCGCTTCATCCATGATGTCGTCGGGACTGTGCACCACGCTCTCGGCGCCGATCACGGCTCGACCGGTTGCCACGGCGAGGTGGTACAGGATCTTGTTCAGCAGAACGGACCGCTCGTGCAGTCGCTCCATCACCGCAATCACAGCAAGAGTTGAGGCTTCCGCTGCGTCGATCAGCTCGGTGTCGGTTGGCTGCGTCATCTCTCGGTCTCCTTTGTCACGTGAACCACCTGCGGCTCATCGGGTTGCCGTTGCGTCGCTTCGCTCGTTCGTGCTTCAAGATGCCGCCGAACTTGAAGTTGCAGGTCGACACCTCGGGTGCGAGCGGCGAGTTCGGGTCGGAGTCGATGACGTGGCCGGCAGTCCAGAACGCCGGACGACCGTCCTTGTGTGCTCGGTGATCGGTCAGGGTCTTGCCGCAACGCCAGCACGTCGTCAGCGGATCTCGTCGAGCGTGAGCGACGAGGGTGCGTGCTCGACGTGCGTAGTCGCCTCGGTAGTGCGCCGGCTTCGGGCGGTAGCTCATGCCCAGTCCGTGCAGCCGTGAACCACTAGTGCCTCGGCCTCGGTTATCGCCAACATCGGCTGTCCGTCGACAATGACGGCCCGATACTCAATGCCGAGTTCACGGCACGTCTTGCGAAGACGCCTCTCAGCGCTCGGACCGAAGGCCTTCGGTTCTTGC